TCCCTTCATCATTGGGTATCAACGAGTGGTATGTAACATCAGCGGCTAGACCGAGTGCAAAAATCAACTCAGTAGAGATTCCTTTCTTAAATACTTCAACTTATGTTGCAGGTAGATTCGTATGGAATGAATTAAGAGTTAAGTTTAAAGATCCAATCGGACCATCAGCGTCTCAAGCGTTAATGGAATGGTTTAGATTACACGCAGAATCAGTAACAGGAAGAATGGGTTATGCTGCAGGGTATAAAAAAGATATTGAATTAGAAATGTTAGACCCAACAGGTGTTGTGGTTGAAAAATGGATTTTACAAGGTTCATTTATGACTGACTTAAACTTTAATGAACTTGACTACAACAATGATGCATTAGCAACAATTGATTGTACGTTAAGAATGGATAGATGTATCCAAGTATACTAAAAAAATAATCTGTCGAAATATTTCAAGGGGGTCTTTTATAAGGATCCCCTTTTTTATTTTATTTAAACTTTACTTTATACTATTTAATAGTTACATTTAAACAGTATGGAAAACGAATATAGAATAGACCCAACAATTCAATACGATGTTGTTGAATTACCAAGTAGAGGTATATACTATCCAAATGGTACGAAATCATTAAAGGTAGCATACCTAACTGCCGCAGATGAGAATGTTTTATCCTCACCAAACTTAGCGGCAAATGGAGACATCGTCACAGAACTTTTAAAAAGAAAGGTTTTAACTAAAGATGTACCTGTTGAAGATTTAACAAGAGAAGATAAGGAGGCAATCCTGATTTTTTTACGTAATACTGCGTTTGGACCTGAATTAAAATTAGAGTTAAAGGACCCAAAAACAGAAGAATCATTTGAACATACAGTTGATTTAAGTGAACTCACCTATAAAGAATTCGATTTAAAAGAAGACGAAAACGGTGAGTATCCATATTTTATGGAAAAATCTAAAGTGGATATTACATTTAAATTTCTTACACCAAAAGACGAACAAGAATTAGAGGATATAACTAAAAGTTGGAACGGTCTTGGTGCACCTCCTATTGTTACAAAAAGATTAGAAAAACTGATCAAGAGTGTTAAGGGTAATAAAGATCAAATGAATATTAGAAATTTTATTGAGACCTTACCCATATTAGATTCTCAGGATTTTAGGAAATACGTCAATAAAGTCAAACCAGGTGTAGACTTAGTACACCACGCAGTCGCCCCATCAGGAGAAAAAGTCACTTTTAGAGTAGACTTTGGGGTGGAGTTTTTTCGTCCTTTCTACGGACTATAAAAGCGCGCAGTTTACTGAAACAATTTTTTTACTTAGAAAAGGGTTCTCACATAGGGATGTTTTAGAGATGCCCGTGTTTATGAGAAGATACTACGTCGAACGAATTATTGAGTTAGAAAAGTCTACCGACTAGTATTTATCTATATGGACGATATCAACAAAATAATTAACGACCTACAGAAGCGGGGAGTGCTGAATGATAAGGACGGAAATATGCTTGACGATAAGACAATCGGTCAAATCAAAAACAAATACAAAAATGTTGGTAATAACAGTTCAAGAGGTAACTCAGTTGGTGGTGATGATTTTAAATCCTCTATTGTTGATGTGATTGCCGGAGCAACACTACAACCATATGCACCTGAAGATACTAATATTCTTAAGGAATTGGCTCAGAATTATAAACCACCAACCGATGGTGGTAGTCAGACAGGTGCGGTTATTAGTTCTTTAATTAAAACTGCGATGAGTGGGATAGGTGATTATGTAAAAGAACAATCCTATTTACTTACGTTTGTTAATAAAGAATTGGGTTTAGCGGGAGAACTATCTCAAAAGTTTAGGGAATCAGTCACTGACGCTCAACCTGACCTAAGAAGAATGGGAATTCCTTTCAAGGAGATGACCGATTCTGTAGGTAAATTAATAGAAGATACGGGTAGGTTTGCATTGGTTGGTACAGATATGTTAGTACGTGCGGGTGAAATCGCGGGTGCATATGGTATGAAGATGTCCGAAGTTATCGGTGCATATGACGACTTTGAAAAAGTAGGTATAGGTGCGGCACAAGCACAAGAATCAATTGCCGATGCGGGTAAACGATCTTTAGAGGTTGGAATACAATCAAGACAAACCATTCAAGGAATGATAGAGAATGTTGGAAAACTGAATGAATATGGTTTCCAACAAGGGGTTGAAGGTCTCGAGAAAATGGTTAGAAGATCAACCGAAATTAGAATGAGTTTAAGTGAAACATTTAAAGTGGCGGATAAAGTATTTTCACCTGAAGGGGCGTTAGAACTATCTGCAGAATTAGGTGTTTTAGGTGCGGCGTTTGGAGATTTTAATGACCCACTAAGACTTATGTATATGGCAACCAATGAAGTAGAAGGGTTACAAGGAGCATTGGAAGGTGTGGCAGGTAATTTGGCAACCTACAATATGGAGACAGGTGGATTTGAAGTGACAGGTGCTAACCTTAGACAGGCAAGAGAAATTGCGAGTAAGTTAGGTATAGACATGAAAGAACTTACCCAATCAGCGATCGCACTACAAGAACGTCAACAGGCGGCGTTAGCGTTAGAAGGTTTAAATATTAACCCTGAAAACAAGGAATTCCTAACCAACCTCGCGAGAATGAAGGACGGAGAAATGTCAATTGATCTACAAGCGGCGGGATTGGAAGAAGAGTTTGGAAAAAGTTCAATTAAATTAAGTGAATTAAATGGTGATCTAGCCGACAAACTAATAGGTTTTCAAGACGAATTTAAAGACAAATCAGAAAAAGACCTCATAAGAGAACAAGTAACTTTAGTCGAAAACATAAGTAGGGATGTTAACTATTTAGCGTTGTTGGCTAGAATGGAAGTGGCTGGTGTAGGTGACAAAGCGGTACAAGCATTATCTTCAATGAGTGCAAAAGAGGCGGGTGGAGATATAAGTAGTTTATTATATAAAGGTACTGATTCCTTAGTAGAAATGTTTGGTGAACAAAAGGCGGAACTTATAAAAGGTATACAAACCCAAATGGGTATAGACCCAACCGAATTTAAAAAACCTCAAAACGTTCCTCTTGAAACCACCCAACAAGATAAGACAGTTAAACATGAAGTTGAAATTAAGGCTAAAGATGCAATTACTGGGTTCTACCAAAAGGAATGGTCGTTAAATCCTGAGAGATGGGTTCAAGGTAAAGGTTATTTAGACCCTAATTAATTTGAGGGTTTTTCATCTTAAATCTATTTATATTAAAAAGAAATTATGCCAAGTAACTTAGATTTCGATTCTACAAGTCAATTTAGGGATAGTATATTAAATAGGACGTTACAACAACCCAACGGTCCTCAGACATTTACTAGTTCCGCATACTCTGTAGAGTCTCTTAGTGACCATTCAAATATTAGTCAGGGAGATGTAGACGATAATCTAAATACTTACTTATCAGTACCTCAAAACTCAAACACATTTACTACAGAAAATTTTAGTACTGTTGATACTTTAAGAAATTTAACAAGGATTGATGATTTGGGGTTATATCCCGAATATTTTGTACAAGGGAGTTATAGTAATTTAATTAGTATTATGACGACCGACAACTACGATAATGAATCGAGGTTGATGAAGTTTGCTGCAAGACATATTAGGGAAAACAAACAAGGACCTGTTTTAGCGAGAATAACACAAAATTTAGTTGCCGCCACTTATGGTAGAGTAAGACTAATAGATGCGTTGGAAGGTAATTTGGCAACAGCGGTTAATATTGTTACAGGTAAAGAAGGTTTAATAGAGAAGAATTTTAAAGTAACGGTTGCCAAAACCATAGCGGGTAAGGCGATTGATTTCTTACAAACAGTTGCGGGTGTGGAATTTCCATGGAGTGAAATACCTGGTGATTATTTGACAAACCCAAGAAGACCAACGGTTAATAGACCTGAGGCACAAACAGGATTGGGTGCAATTATACAAGATGTGACGGGGGCGTTAGGTTCTCTAATAGGAATTCAAAGAAGACCTAAACTGTCAAGAAAACCATCTGATTTAATGATTGAATATTTAGGTTCAGGTCAGAAGGATATTTTATTCGACAACCTAAGTTATTCAACATATGCACCAAACTACACAAAAACAGCAAGATCACAACAATCATCTAAATTATTTACTTTCATTGATAAAGTGGGTGATGCAATTAATGACGTTTTAGGTATGGGAGCACCAAGAGGTGTGGCATACATAGGTGATGATAGAGGTGAAGATGTAAAATACGCGATGGGGGATTTTAATGATAACATCGTTAGAAGTAGTTATTACCTAAGTTTAATGTTTGATCCCGTACAAACCGCGTTATTTGAGAGACAACGTTCTGTGGTTGAAGGAGGACAAATAGGTGGTAGATTAACATGGTACAGTAGTAAATCAAAAAATAAGTTAGGAGAAAGTAACCTTGAATACCAAGTTGAGAGATCTCAATTAGAGGAAAGTCTTTCCACTAAATACGGGTTTAGAAGTGACTCCATTTTAGGTAAAACTCAAGAACTACTTGAAACTATGCCATCAGACGGTGGTGCTGCGAGGTCACATGTGGCGAACGCAATCGACCAAACAAGTAGAATATTTAGAGAAGGTAATGTAATGATGTCGAGAGGATCGGCAGTAAAGTACGTGGATAAGTTTGGAGAAGAGTCAGGCGTTGAATACTGTAGGGTATGGACAAAAGACGACCCATACATGAATATGTCCGACACAATGAAACGTACAGGTAACATAAGAAAGTTTGACTCTAGTGTGATGTCAAAACCATGGAATTTAAACATGGCACCAATGTCTAATGGAGAAGGTTCTTTTGAGGGATCAACGAATATTGTTGAATCTACCTTTGGTGATGGTTACATGGCAAAAAAATATATGTTCTCACTTGAGAACTTAGCGTGGAAAACATCTACACTACCAGGTTTTACATACACGGACTTACCGTTTTGTGAAAGAGGACCTAATGGAGGTAGAGTGATGTGGTTCCCACCATACGATATTAAAGTATCGGAACAAAATAATGCGAGATGGGAAAGTAATGTCTTTTTAGGTAGACCTGAACCGATATATACATATCAATCTACTGAAAGGTCGGGACAAATATCATTTAAAGTAGTTGTCGATCACCCAAGTATATTGAACCTTTTAGTAACTAAAGTTTTTAAAGGAATGTCAGATGAAGAATCTGACAATTATATAAACGCGTTTTTTGCGGGATGTGAGGAATTAGATTTTTATGAGTTAATAAGAACTTACACAACTTTAACTAAGGAAGATATAGGTAGTATTCAAAAATATTTAGAAGCGGATAATCCTGATAAAGAATCAATCACCAAATATAAAGTAGAGGTGGATGATAGTGAATATGAAACACCCGATTTAAGTCCTATTGAACAAGCACCTGAGAAAACCTTAATTAACTTATATTTTAGGAACGACTTTCCAAAGATAGGTTCAAGTGCGGTAACAAGTCCCAACACATATACCGACGAATATACTACTTATGTTGGAAATAGAGGTTCAGCAACAGGAACACCGGCTGACGGGACTTATATGAAAGACTTAGTAAACGGATTGGATATGGTCTTTACTGCACCACTTACCGTTAACAAAAAGAATGACATAGAAAATATGTTTGGTAAATCCGAGGGGATAACGGGTAGTACTTCTGATTATGCACTTGTTAGGGATAAAATAGATAAGGGTTTCAATAGACTTGTTGATAATAAGACGACATATGACAGCAAACTAACCTCTATTAAATCAAGGATTGAAGGTGGAGAACTTAAAGATGTTTTAATTAAAATATTTACTAGTACATCATCTGTTGCCGATAACAATTATAACGTAAAATTATCGGCGAGGAGAGCCCATAGTGTCTTTATAGATGTTATGAAGAAGATACAGAAAAACAGTAAAGATTATGGAGAAGACTTTTCAAAGGTTGTTCCATCATCGGGAGTACCCTCAGTATCTCAAACACTTGGTTATACTTTTGAAGAGTTAGGATATGAAGGTATAGAAGGTGGTTTACGTATAGGTTATAGTGCAAATGGAGAAACAGTTAGTAAAGAAGAAAACTTGTTTGGTGGGGGTAGTGTTCCTGTAAATTGTCACAAAGATGAAATACGATCTAATAGTGCACTAAAAAGAACCGCACCTGTTACGTTTTACTGTAGACACGCAACCGTGGAAATGGTTGAGACACCAATAGATAAATTACCTGACCTTCCTGACGATCCAAAAGTTAAACTAACACCCGACGGAACAATAGAACCACCTAAGGTAAAGAAACCACCTATTAATGAAATGAAAAAAATTATCATGAAGACGTTGTCTGAGTGTTATTATTTCAAGGCATTAGAGGAGGATTCACCTGTTACATTTAAAAGTTTAACAGAAAAACTAAAATACTTCCATCCCGCGTTTCACTCAACAACACCTGAAGGTTTGAATGCAAGGTTAACATTCCTTTTGCAATGTGTTAGACCTGGTGATACAATACCACTTAAGGGTATTGCGGATAATAATGATATAAATGCGAGAAATACAAGTTTCGGTCCACCACCGATATGTGTGGTTAGAATTGGTGATTTTTATCATTCTAAGATTGCAATTAGAGATGTCAACATAAATTACGACGAAGGTGTATGGGATTTAAATCCTGAAGGTATTGGTGTACAACCAATGATTGCTAATGTGACCCTACAGGTAAACTTTATTGGTGGACAAGGATTAGATAAACCAGTCGAAAGATTACAAAACGCACTATCATCTAATTTCTTTGCAAATACAGAAATGTATGATCCAAGATCTATAGGTACAAGTAATATTGATGGAAAAGACCCTGAAGAATTTACAAAAGAGTTTTTAGAACAACTACAATCGGCGGGGTCCAATTCTCAAACACCTGATGGAGAACCATTAGAAGAAAATGAAATTAAACAAGGTGTGTATATTGGAGGATCGGGAGAGACACTTTCATATGGTGAGATCGTTAGTGGATTAAATACAGATATAGAATCATATTTTAACACCTATAAGGAATCGTATAATACAATACTAAAACAATATGGACCACATATACATTCATTAGTGTTTTCACCCGATTACAGAAAGATAAATAAGTACGATGTTAATACGTCAACCACTTCAACAAGGGAAATAACTATGTTTGGTGAGTTTGATAAAATAAGAACCTTAGATCTTTTCTTAATAGAACTTAAAACAAAATTAGTAACGGCTATCGAATTAGAAGATGTTTCTACAATGTTTAAATTTCATAGATTTTTAAATAATCCTAAAATGGAGAGATCCAATGAGTTATTAAAACCATCATTGAGGAAAATAGTTGAGGATAAGTTAGATTCTTTATTAGAAAACGAAGCAATTAAAAGTATAAAGGCGGCAAGAAATTTAGTTATAATTAATTTAGATAAAGTTAATTACTTAACAAAATATGTGAGTGATGGTATGATTGTAGAAGGTAATGCTACACAGGCAAATCTTTCAGGTTTTACTTATGAATCGGTTTATTCTGAAATTGATCACATGATGGATTATTTTGACAAAAACTATGATAAGTTTGAGAAAAAATTAGACACAACTTATAATTTTAACAGTCTTTCGGTAGATGTGGATACACTAAGTGAAATATTATCCTTATTATTAGGGGGGACACCTGAATCTATAGAAGATATAAAAAAGGTATATGAGGTGGATACAACATTATTCCCACCCAATATAAAAAATAAAATTGATAGAAAGGTCGATAAGTTTTTTGACGAAACAAAGGAGGAAAGAATAAGACTTTCTAAGTGGAAACCAAAGAAAAACAGTTCTGATCTTAACTTTAATGTGATAGACACAGTACCAATTACTGATTCATCACAACAAGATACATTAACAAAAGTCCATTCAACTATAGGTGAACTTGGGTCTAAATTAAATCACTTTAAAAATGAGTAGAAAATATTTCAATAGGTATGAGTTTTTTGAGGAAGAGGGAGATTTTAAAATAGTCCCTGGTATTGAGATACCAATTAGGTCTACAGACAAGTATGTACAATATAAGAAGGGGAAAGATAGGTTTGATAAAATTTCTCAAGAATATTATAATACCCCCGTATTTGGTTGGTTAATATTACAGGCAAATCCATTAGCAGGAAGTATTGAATTTGAAGTACCAAATAATTTCACGTTAAGAATACCTTTCCCACTGGTTAGTGCTTTACAAGAATATAAAAAATCGGTAGAGTTGTACAACTTATATTATGGCGAAGAATGATACCACAAATAGTGAAAACATATTAGTTAAGGTTAATCAAAACAATCTTGTTTACATTGACCCTAATAGTGTTGTGTCTAATGGTATTATAGAACCGAGATCCACAAATCATGAAAATTTAGTTTATTATATAAATTTAGAGGCGGACTTAGTTCCGAGAACTACACTTAACTCCAACAATGGGGGTGGTGGTCAACTAACCTCTGTAGCAAAAGGAACTCTTAATTTATTACAGAATAAAGACGGAGAATACCTTGATACAAAGTGGACAGATGTCTATACGGAACAACCCACAAAAGACCCTGAAAAAGAAGGTATCTATGAACCTAATCATGATTCATCGGGACAATCTTTTGGAATGACAACTGTCAGTATAGAAGTAAAAGGTGTGAACTTTGTACCTGTAGTAAACATAAGTTTTGTGGATATAAGAGGTAAAACTCTTTTTGAATCACCTAAAAATTCACCATATAAATCTTTTTTTCACCTACCATGGCCAATATTTTATTTAACAGTAAAAGGTTTCTACGGTAAGGCAATAAGATACAGACTTCATTTAATTAATTTTAATACGTCATATAACGCGGGTAACGGTAACTTTGAAAGTACGGGTAAGTTCGTTGGATCAACATACGCATATCTTAATGATATTTCTTTAACATCTATCCTTAATGCACCTTACATGTATGGTATTGAAATACCTACTAAAAAAGAGACGAACACAAAAACAGGGGAGTCAAAAGTCAAACTTTCAAAAACATCACGAGGTTATCAAACACTATTATCAGTATATCAAGAATATCGTAGAAAAGGTTTAATAACAATACCTGAAGGTATTAACCCGACATTAAGAGAACTTATACAAAAATCAAAAAATTTAGATAAGGAGTTAGAAAAGGCAATATTTGGTGATAAAGGTATTGTTGATATGAGACTATTTGGTTTGGTAAAGGAATTCGACGATGCGTTGGTAGAATTTGTTGGTGCGGTTAAAGCGTGGAAAACAAGATACCTATCAGATGGGTCTATCACCCTTCCAGATGAAAACGGAATAAAATACAACTACCTCAGTAAGGATCAATCAAATAAGACAACAAATATAATTGGACCTAAGAGTGGAACATTAGAATCAATCTTAAAAGTTAAAAGTGCGAAGATTAAAAAGATACAAAACTCGATAAGGGAATTACTTAAAAAATCAAGAAAAGAATTTAAAACCTTTAATGTTAGTGTAAAGAACCCATTAGTCGATATAAATTCATATTACTCTTCAACCGACCCAAAGTTGGGTGGTAAAATTGGTGTGGCCTACGAATTAATAATAGATCACATAAATGAAATTATAACCTCATTTAATCAAGAAAAGAAAAAATTACAAGATAAGGTAGAGGAGAAAATGAACGAAATCGTTAAAACCAACGGTAACGAAGGTTTAGGTTTCGAACCAACAATACGTAATGTTTTTGGTGTTGTTTTGGCAGGTGCAGATACTTACATAAGGTTAATGCAAAACGTACATTTTCGAGCGTATAACGTAAGAGAAGAAAAGAAAAATATTTTAGTTGGATTTTCAGATGAAGCAACTTCCGAAGGTGCGGTTTATCCGTGGCCAGAAGTAAATAAGGTAAGTGACGATAAAAAGAAAATATTGGCATATCCTGCGGAGTTTGATCTGATACGAAAGTTGAGATCAGATAATCCTACGTTATGGCCTGAAGTTGAGTTCGTTGAAGAATACATGGCCGTATCCCAAAGAATTACAGATAATTTAGCGGAAAAGGAGAAGACTTTCGATAAGGTTAGTTTTGAGTTTGAAAATTCAGACCCTAATCAAAACGACCTAAAGAAGATTTCCGAAGTTAATAGTTTAACTGATGTTGTACCTTACTCGGATAAAACATTAGCATCTATGTTCTATGAAATTATAGAAAGATGTAAATATAGTATGTTGTTTGACAGTTTTAATACTGAAACATCGATAAAGGAACTTGCAGATTTAGAATTTAAAACCCTACAATCTATGGTGGAAGGGGATTCGTTCGTTGTGGATATTCTAAAGGAAATCTCAACTTTCAGCCAATTAGAATCTAAACTTGAAAGTTTCTCACCTTTTGAAAGAAAACCATACTATGATGATGGGATTGCCACAGTACCTTATATTTCAGATAACATATACGAATCATTTAAGTTACAAGATTACTCTCCCGACGCATTAGAGTCGGCGGATATGAGTGAAGAGTATGAAAAATTAAAATCTAATTTAGTTGAATACTCTGTAGAAGAATATAGGACTAAAATATACCCTTTTAATTCTACCACATATTTGGACTATATTAATAAGACTTCATTAACAAAGGACGATATTAATTTAAAGAACATTTATAAGGTTAATACAACTAAAGGACTTATACAAACACCCGTAAACCCCGAAGCATGGGTTCGTGATGATTTAAATGATCAAGGTAATTTCTTTAACATAAAATCATACTTAGATATAGGGGGTAATAACACTAACATTAGTTCTGTAATTAATACTCCTTATTTCCATAAATCATTATTTAATGATTTCTTTGGAACAAATAGTTCGGGTAAATATAAATCGTCCGCATACCTACTTCTTAATTCACTACCATATCACGATTTAGACATGGAAATAGAGTTAGAAGAAGGTAAAAAAACAAGGATGTCAAACATCTTTAAAGAGATAAGTTCGACACACTTTATACCATATCACCTTATGGTGAAGTGGGGATCCATCTACCATAGATATAAAACATATGTATTAGATGGTATTGATATAATGAATGATGTTACTACACCAATAGACGGTGGATTGTTTTTCGACATTAATCAGAATCAAACATTTTCAGGAATTACAAGAAATGATCAGACCGATATAGGTATACACCCTTATTATTCGAGTGTGTACCACCAAGTTATTAATGGGTACCTTTATTATGATGTATCAGACACAACACCAACATCGTTTGAAAACACTATTACAAACGGTATTTTACATATAGACTCATTCGAAAAGTTTGGTGGTTTTAAATATTATAATTCATTTGTTGATAATAGTAAGTTTGTTGGTGGTGAAAAAAGATACACTATTTTACCATCTCACGGTACCGCACCAAGACTAGACGGTAGTTTAAATAATGGTTTTAACCCATACTCCACAGACTATAATATAACAGAACAGTATAATTTTAATGTCGATTGGACTTCTCCACATGGTGAAGAGTTCGCGTTTAGTGGAGTGACATTCCCACCATATAATCAATACGTAAGTAAAGACAACAATAACCAAAATCGTACAATAGGTGATAATAATAAAAAAGTTATAGACCTTATTGCAACATTCTCACCCGAAATATTAAATGAGTTTGAAGATGCGTTTATTAAGTTCTCTAGTGAGAAAGTTGATACGTATGAGTCACCAAAACAGTTTGAAACTGTACAATATGATAAATTTCAAGACTTGTTACATGATTTAGTTACGGTAGAAAAGAAGGACGATGACGACTTAACAAATATCGGTAATCAGTTAGCAACAATAACCAATAGACAAATAGAACAACAAAAGTATGTCACTGATATAATGGTTAATTCTAAAAATTTGGTACAATTAACTTTATCAAATCCAAAAGAGTTAAACTTGAATGCAATTAGGACGTTCATTCCACAGAGTGTTAGGATGTATGAAAAGGGATATGAATCATCACAGTTATCAAGTAACTTGAAGTTTATAGAATTATATCTCGGAGAAGACATGGACGGATATTATGAGGAATTCTTTCCGTTAAACGACATGGTCTTAAATGAAGAAAATATAATACACTATAGATCAATAATTCAAATTTATGCGGGATATAGAAAGAATGGGGGTGAGTTAAATAGGGATAGGTTTGTTACATATTTGAATGAATCAATTGCATTACCGTTTGAAGAAAGGGTAATTTCCTTTATCACTAGATTATTGGCTCAATTCCCTGGTTTAAAAAGACGTAAAGATAAAAACAATAACTTAGGTGTATTGAGAACATTCGGTATGGATCCTTTAAAATTGGAAACATATAGTATGTTTAAACTCTTTAACGATAGGTGGTCTTCAGGAAATTCAATAGGACAAAGGTTACTAATGGAAGAGTTCTTATTTTTGGATAAGGCGAATAAAGATATTGGTGATGATTTGTTTTATGATGTAAAAAGACTTGAGGTTTTTGAAAAGGCGGAAAGTCAAAATTTAAAACTATACAATGTTATTTCTCAGATGTTATCAGGAAATAATTTAGATTTTAGACCACTTCCAGCATATGTTAATTTTTACGGTAACAGATCAGGTAAGACTAAAATAAAAAAATCTGAAGAGGTTGCATCGTTATTATTTGGTAAATTTTTAGATGTTGATGTTGAACATTCAACTCCTAAAATGATCGTTCAATACGTTGGTAAACCCTCATCTCATATTGACACATCAACAATTAGTGAAGAATATAAGTACAAGAATGATACATTTAATGTAGGTGATACAAACAATAATCCTGTATTA